TCAATTGCGCACAGAAGTCTGGGTCATATAGTCGAGCCCAGTCCGGTTCACGCATAAGTTCAATTAAATGTGCTTCGTCACGTACTTGCTTGTATAAGTTTACGTTAAGAAAGTCCAGTTTAACATAACCTCTATCTTCAGCAACATCATAATCAATACTTGCTTGTGCTGTAAATGGGTCTTGTGGGATGTCCGTTACATAGATTCCAGACGCATGTTTTCGAAAATTACCATTAGTTAGTATGCTCGCAGGTACATGATCTATTAAATTCAATATCTCTGTTCGGTCAGCAAAATCGATATCAATGTCGGATTTAAACTTAATTGTCATAGCCCGGCATCTTTTAAAATCTGTTTAGTCCATTCAGTATCAGCCAAGTAATCTTTAAACTTACGTTGCCAGTACTCCGGGTCAATCATTTTAATTATTTGTGTAACTTGCTCTTCGCCCAACTCACCAAGAAATGCAATGCCCGAATCACAGTTAAACACAATCCAAGGACTGACACGCCCATTAGCAATATGATGGCAAACACGGTTTGGATTAGCCACTCTAAAATAGTCTCTGAACCCATTCGGAAATAATTCTGTATTTTCGTCCACATATTTTTGCATCTCCGTTAATGCTCTTTCAAGCGCATCCGACACTGCTTCTTTGCGCATATACTGATGTAAGTATTCTAAGTATACTACTTCGTGTGTCCAATGATCAATCTTCTTGTTTTGTTTAAGTACATATTCAATAAACGCTTTTGGGTTCACTGCACGTACATCAATCATGTATCTGCCACACTTAACAAATGCTGTGTAGTAAGGGCTTGTAACAAAATCTTCGTAGCTCTTTGTCTTTGCGCTACCTTGACTCAGTTCAAAGAAGCGTAAGTATGCCTGTAAGCCAAACTGTACACCGACTTCTTTTTCCTGTTGCCATCTGCGCTTTGGTTCGCACTGATGCGCAGCAAGTGTTTTCTCACGTTGAAAACTACGCTCGCAATACTTACACGTATATCCCGCGGGCTTTGCTATGTTGCTATCCTTCCATGCGCTAACAATGTCGTTAATCATCCAAGCTCTTTCTTAATTGCCTTATCATCCATACCCATTGTTTGCCCTAGCAGTTTAAGACTTTTAGTATCATTGATTGCAACAAGTACATCGAGCTCATCTTGTTTTAAATTAGGATATAGTTTAGCAAGAAACTTTACTGCTTTGCTATCGCCTTCTTTCTTCTTAGTACCCTGCCAGTAATGACTTTGTCTGCCCATTCCCGGGCTTACTGTTGTACAAAGTAACCATTGTAACTTCGGGTGTTTGCCTAAGTCAAAGAAGTTTTTGTTTACACGTTCGTTTACTGCCATAACATAGTATGCTTGTAAATCACTTGACCCAGTAACGCTTGCGCCATAACGTAGCATTAAGTATGTGCTAAACTTCTTCACATCTTCGTCTGTAAAGTTATCGTAGTAAGCACGATCTTTGCGATCATATGCTGCCATCTCATCACTAATTTGTAAACTTGAACTCATTTGTTACCTTTAAGTTTAGCCACAATGTAATTCACTGTGTGTTCTAAAAATTGAAACTTTGTGCGCAAACTTTCAATCAACTCTGCTTGTTGATGCACTCTATGATACAGTTCTTCAAATGCCGCTTGCGACTCTTTCATTTTCTTTTCATGTGCTAGCAAGTTAGGGCGCGGTGGCGCATTTGGATCTACTGCACGTTTCTTCTTTGCTTTAAATTGGGCTGGGTTATATGCCATTATATAGTCTCTTTATCTTTATTTAATTGTTCTGTTAATTCTCTACACAATTCACTGCGCAATGCAGGCGATATTGCAAGTTCATAATTATGCTTACGTCTAATATAGGTATCATTCCATACTTGTTCTATATTAGGTAATAATTTAGAAATTTGATCAATCACATTATTAATTGCATTTCTTGCATCATTTATGTCTATTATATTAAATTCTAAATTAATGTATTCTTGAAATAAATCAAATCCTAAATCTTGTAAATGGGTATATACTCCTTTATGTGCCATCACCGCAGTGAATTGCCCTGATAAAAAAGGTTTTATGCTTTTTTCTGTTATAAATGGTTTTGCGTAATCAGATTCAGTAAACATGTTTATATAGCAATCAGTGAATGCTCGATTTTGTATATTCACAATCTCTCGTTGATCATCGGTGTCGTCTGCAACAATTGGAGCTAATTTAAACAATTCATTTAATGATAACAATTCATCCTTAGTTAACAATAGTATACCATTTTGATATCCTTGTAATTGACTTGAATTCATTTGGGCAATAGGCAATAAATTTAGTAGGCAAGTAGTAAACCATGTTTGTTTATATAATGCTAACAACGACAATAATCGATGCCAGTGCAAATGATACGACATAAAACTTAAATTATATAAGCGAGGTCCCCATATCTCTATTCGTTGCCCAGCTTTATCAATGCCATCAATAAAATAAATTGGATAATATATTATATGTGGATTATTATTTTTATAATAAGTAAAATTTGATGTTATTATTATCCACGGTATAGATAAATTTAGTTGTATTAACAACTCAACTATTTTAAGTTCATTTAACTGTTGAATATATGGGGTTGCATAATCAAATATTATACTATCATATGAATCAGTGGAAATTATCTCATCGGCAAGTAGATCAGACTCATCGACTACTAATATTTTCTTAGTAGTCAGGCGATCTAAATGTTGTCTAATATGTAATTTATTCATACTCTTTGCTTAACTTATATATCATTATAGCATGTTCGAGGGCGTTTTGTAAAGCGATATTTGTCTTTGCTTCACAGCGAATGTTCTCCCATAGTCTCTCTTCGCGTATAGTTGCAAACATATCTTGTATGTCATCATCCATGCTATGTAGTGTGCGGGCTGTTTCTCCCACTTCCCTACTGTACACAGTCTTACCTTTGTCCGGGCTTTCAAATATCATTATCCATTCCAATGTCGCAGTACACCTGCAACAATAGTAAAGTTAGTTAGCAGATATGTTAACACAATTATAGTGCGTATTAATGCAACTGTATCTGCTTCTTTATCGGTGAGCCCAGCCTTGTCGCCAAGTGCCTTAGCCCACATCCGCCAAATATGTTTACGTGCCATTTAAAATATCTTTGAATAATCCACGACTTCACTTTGTCTCGAAATGTCTTTAACAAAGTAAGCGCATAATGGCTTGTCGCCTGATTCAATTGGTACAGCCAGCATCTGCCCTGGTTTAAGTTTTGGGAAGTACCATTTAACGTCTTGATAGATGTCTACAATCTCAATCTTAAAGAACTCTGGCTTAAAGCTCGAGATTGGATTGAATTCGAATACACTAAAGCCCCTGTCATTGATGCTAGTTAATGGTATTACTTCTAAATCACCAATGTCTGGTTCGCCGATTAGCACTTGCCAATCAACCGGCATCTTTACCATGTTGCCACCGATGTTTAATACAAGTGCAGGGCTGTTAAATGATTCTAAAAAGATTAGTGGGATAAAGAAATAGTCCGGATTCTTTGGATCACTGTTGTCTAAAATAGCAAAGCGTAAATCCTCCACTTCATCAGGGATTTCATTCATTTCGTACGCGGTATTTTCTAATGTTAGTATATGCATAGTATTATGGTATTAATCCTTGTTAATTGGTTCCAGTGGTGTTGTTAAATGTTCTAACTCTTTATATATTTCTTCTACTGATCTATCAAAATTATCCAGCGACATTAACATAAACACGATTCTAGTAGATTCAATATTATCAACGCCATGATATTGCTGAACATTAAGCATCGACCAGGAATTTTTCGGACATACATAAACATTTTCAAGTGTTAACTGATTAGGATATCCAAATTCTGCCACTGATAAATCCGGATTTTCTCTACCTTCTCGATAAAATGATGTGGTGACTTCGGCGCCGCCCTGTTCTATTATATAATTAATAGAAAATGTTCGATTCTTATCACAATGCGGTACTAGACTAGCAAATTTATGATCTGTGGAGTTATTAGTAAACATAACAATTGCAGGTCTAACGGGTTTACTAAAATACGTTTTATACTGTATATTAATCTGTTTAAATACCAAACTTTCAGGTAGAAATGGATGTATATAAGATGATACCGGTGTTGTTCCTGCAGGTATGTGCGGTGCGATAAATTGGTCATGCCATGTATACGCCCAGTCTAAGTGAGTTCCTAATATATTTTCAAGACAATATTTAATAATGCCCGGATGAGGCGGAGGTAAATCTACTTTATAAATCATTGTTGTTTCCTTTTCTAAATTTAATGTCTACGTAATGTTCTGTCAAATGGCAAACTAGCAACAAGTTCATCAGACCATACTATTTGATCAATTTGTTTTGTTTTAATAATCCATGCGTTATACAGATAATAGTCCGCACACTTTGGATCAGCAGGTAATATTACACCTACATTATCTGTAATACTAATTGCATTTGTATCAAAATATTCCAACATAGCGCAAACTATGTTAGTATTCATAAGGTATGGTGGTGTTGCTAAAATCTTTTGGTCTACATAATCTGTCAGAATTCAATCCAAATAGCGCAAAGCGTAAATCCTCCACTTCATCTGGGATTTCATTCATTTCGTATGCGGTATTTTCTAAGGTGAGGATGTGAATTTTAATGCTCCTTGATTAATTATTTCCATTCGGTTTTTTCTATTGCGTAAGGATATGAGGCCTCAGAATAAAATTTCTTTCTGACTGTAAGATGTCGTTTAGCAAACTTACAAGTTGACGTTACGTCCCAGATTTGGACGAAATCTTTGTCTTCCGCTTTACGAATGCCACGCCCGATACTTTGGATGACCCGCACAAAGCTCTTACCAGGCTCAATGAGCACAAGGTTAAAAACGCGAGGGATATTGATACCAACAGCAGCAACCCCATAAGTGGCAACAGCAACAAAGTTATCACTGGTTGCAAACTCATCATAACTTTCTTTCCTATCATTTGCTTTTGTTCCTCCTGATACAAACACAGCATCTTTAACTAGCTCAACTAATGCTTTGCCCGGTGCGATGCGATCAACTAAGACAAGTGTATTGCCAGTTAATCTAATACGCTCTATCATTTTACTTATATAATCAATACGTGCGTCTGTCTCTAATAGATATTTTAACTCGCTTTGATAATCCTTATATTCAACATGGTCTATTAGCTGTACAACGTTTACATGACAGTTAGCAAGTACACCCTGATCTTGTAATTCACTTGCACTTAAACGCCCAATGACTTCACCCAATGAACACTTTAGGCTCATAAACTCGTACATTTCTTTAGGTATTGTGCCCGTTAAGCCCCATCGGATAGGTATGTGTGACATCACTCCCGTTAATAAAGTTTTCAGCGCATCCGCTTTGGCCATATGACAATTTGACACCACTGCTCCGTCGACAATATAGTTGTGGTCATTTTCTATATGTAAATTATATACATTGGCCGGTTTAGATATTTCTGTTCGGTTAATTAGTTTCATATAACGCCTTTATTTTTTTTGCAGTTTTTGTATCAAACATACTGTAATCAATATCAACTACTTGTTCTTGTAACCACTTTTTATTAACTAATAGTGTTTTATAGTTATTATTGTTGGCCCATGCAGTTAGTGCCGACATTTTCGCACCAAATTTCTCTCCAATGCACAATTCTTTAGGTTTAACTTCTACCACTAGTTTATTGACATGATCTACAAAATCCACAATATAAATATGTCTTTTATCATGCAAATTATATTCTATCCTCAGTGTCTCGTATTCTGCAAAAGGGTTAATATATTGATATAATGCCTCCCAACTTGACCTATACGATTTACTATTAAATTTCGTGTCCCAATGAGTATTTCTATTATTGCTGTTAGGAGTAAACTCTCCTGCTAATATTTTTTGTTTCATTAATGATGATTTTTTTTGTCTATCTTGTTCAGTCATCTTAATTCCGTACATACCATTTCTGTTGCCGGAATTTTTTTCACTAATTTTGTCTTTAACTGCTTGTGGTCGGGGAGTACCTGTACCTATATTTTGTCCTTTGGTACCTTTATTCCATGGGGTACCTGTATTAAGATTTAATCTAATATTTTCACCGTATTTTTCTTGTACTGACAACCCGCCAATTGCCGCCAATTTAGATTTAATTTCTTTTTCAGTAACTGTACCATGGAATAAGTTATCCATATTATCTACCCACATTGTGGTTTTTTTATTCATAACTCGTTTTTTAAATTTCTCAAACTTATTATCTAGTAAAGTTTCACCGCTCGACAATGTTAATGTGCCACTAGAGTACTCGATTACTCTAATAGATTGATTATGTTCTATTAGTCTGTCATTGAGTAATTCTATCCATTTATTGTATTGTATTTTCATAAGGACTTCTGCATTAGTTATATGTATTTATGTTTTATTTACAATTTCATGGTTATCTGATAATTCGTCGGCCCTGCACCAACCCAAATTAGTTAAAAATTTATGATTGCCAGTTACACGGATAGATACTCCATTATCAAAGGTTAGCTCATACATTTTTTCGCTAGACGAATTAGTTAAATTTATATGTTGTTTAACTACAGTATCTATCTTAAATTCTTTAGTATTTTCCGAATAGTTAATTACTTTGTCACCAGCTTTTATATTTTTAATAGCCACATATCCAGTCGGAGTTAATACCTTACTATCACTATCAAAACATTCGTCGACCATAACGCATACAACACCTTCTAAAAATTCCATTATAGTAACATCGGCTTCTGCTGACTTAGTGTTCTTAAGCATAATGTTAAGACTTTGCCATGTACATATTGTATGTGTACGTCCATATTCTTTTCTGTCACCAAAGTAAACACCAACGTCTAGTCCCAAGTTAATGTAGTCTGCTTCTGTTTGTGTAACAAGTGATTTGTTTGGTACGATTACTACAGTACGACCGTATTGTTCACAGCTATAACTTAGTGCCGCAGTAATTAATGTCTTACCTGCGCCAGTTGCAATTTCTTGTATGCACTGTGGGTTCTCAAGAAACTTGTTAATGATTTCAATTTGATAATCTCGTAGCACAACTGGCTGGCCCGCAATCGGATGTTTAGCTGGCCATACTTTGTGTGCGAATGTTTGTTCTGTTACCTGCGCAAAACTAAACTGTGTTCTATAGTCACGTAAATCTTCCAACTCAATGTTATACCCACGCTCATCTAAGTATGGTAATATCTCAGCAAGCAAGTTAGTGTACGTGCTACCACCTAACTGAAAGTAAGCAATCTTGCCATCCCAACGACCAAGACGTACACTTGGTAGATAACGTGCGCCCGGAATTTCATACTTGAACATGTTGCTGAGTTCTTTGCGTTCATGTAAGTCTAGTCCTTCGATCTTTACATTAACTTCATCTTTGATTATCAGTCTAGCTAGTGCCATTAATTATTTTCTCTTAGTTGTGATATTAAATATTCTGCAAATATATCTTGACTTTTGTAACCTGGGTGCAGATCTGTATCGCTTATATAATCAACTTGCATCGACATCAATGAGCTATATAAATTTAACCAATGCTCTTGACGTACTCCTCCATATTGTTGATATTGATTATGTACCATTTCATAAAGAGCAAATATTTCATCGTCATCTCTGGTACTTATAGCAAACATATTTTGTTCAAAATTTGATAATTCAGATGGATACTGAATTTTTTTCTTAGTAAAATATTGATCTGGCCACGGAGCCAACCCATTGATAAAAAATGTTTTTCCTTTGTGTATTTGCAATATGACATTTATATATTTGACAAGATCTAAAATATCCCAATGATCGTTATGTATTTTTCGTAAATTATCACCTAATGAGTTTAGCCATTTACTGGTATAAGTTATATTGTTATTAATATTAATATCAATTGATTCTGAATTTAACATTGATTCAACGGTGTACAATTCTAATCCTACTTTAATATTGAATCTAGGTATCGCCGTCCATTCTACTAAAACAATATCATATTCATTTAATAATAATGCGCTTATAGTTTCAAAGAATATCCAATTATTATTTGCTCCAGTTTTCGCAAGATTAGTTATGTCTGAATTAGGCCAAACTTTATTGCATACCTGATTAACCCAAAGTTTTGGATCAGATTTATTACAATCGCCATTGTCCTGATCATTGAGCCCATGACCATTTGAAAACGAACATCCGACTACTAAAATTTTTGTTGCCATTAATCAGCTTCTCTCAATTTAACATTGGTATAGTAAACAATCTTCTCTGCTCGATTAATCCATTCCATCCGTTTACCACCAAACATCATCTCAGCAGTTGATATAAGTAACGGCACTGGATACTCCCATGTCGTTGGTATCTTGTTTGCATATACTACTTTAACACAATCTATGTTATAATCGCAAGTCTTTGTTTTACCACTATGATTAAAGCGTACAATTTCGCTTTCACTAAACCTGCTTAAATCCATATCCGTTGATGTCATTGATGGGTCGTATATACATACAGGGTAGCGATTAGTTAGCTCTGCATAGTCTAAAACAAGCGTAAGGGCACTTGCTGTAGTTGGTAGATGTATGTTACGACGCATATTAAACACATCTAATAGTGCAGGGTGTATAATCATTTCGTCATACGTATAACCTAGCACACTTGCATTATCAATTAGTGCAACTGCATTGTCGAGACCAAACCCACCTAAGTTAGTATTGATGTATTCAATTAAACTATCAGCCGCGTTAGTAATCTTAAAGCCATGCACCGCATCATATACAAGTTTAATCTCATACAGTTCTGCTTCGCATGTTGTGATTAGTGTGTTTAAGTTTTGTACAAGCTCATCGACTTCAAAGTTATATAGTTCGCTAAATGCAACTGCCCAACAGATGTTTGATTCTGTTAATGCTAGATACCATATCTTATCTTCGCTATCAAACTTCATGCGCCCTTGACTTTGATTTCTGTATGTCTGCACTTCTTTAATAAT